CGTAGCTCCACTCGACATGAATAGTTTACTTAAAACATTACAATGGTATATTCCTTCAAGGACTGTTACTATTAGTAAACAACTTCAAGACACATTTAATGCTGTCGTATGGGAATTAGTATTCCATTGTGGTAGTGATACTCATCATAAAATACGTGAACGATTAGTCACTATTTTGAGTTCCTACTTAGAAGTTGATTACTCTATTGTAAGTAAAAATATTTGTACTTTCGAGGAAGTTAAAGAAAGATTATTTCCAGCTACTGAAAATGCTGTTGAATACGATCTTAGACAACCTGCATCTGATGCACTGTACACTTCTACTTTAAATTTATTTGTAATGTTTATAGAGGACACGGATCCTTCCACTGAATGCTGGTTATTATTAGCTAGACAAGTGAGTGAGGATTTACAGCGGGATTATCATGATTTCGTGAGGGATGTCTTACGTTTGCGTACGGCAAGAACTCAAATCTCCACTGAACGTGGATTTACAGAAGGGCAGAAATATGCGCTTCTTGAAAAAGAAATTGTTGGTGAACATACGCAAAGTTTTTATACTTCGGAAAAGGTATCTAAACATAGTATGTTTGTTACGGTTGGATCGAAAGAGGTGTCAACGACACTAGCCAACCTTAAATATAAAAATAAACCGTTGTTCCAAGATTTGGCAAGCTTTGAATCATGCTTGTTATCTTATTACCGATTTGCAGAGATAAAACAAGACGAAAGTCTTTTCTCCGAGCCTATCAGTTCACTCTTAGTGGATAGACTCACTTTCTATACAACTCAATTGACTCGAGTTGAAAAAGAAATAAAACTCATGAATACTATGTTTGTTAAAGACATATATCAGTTAAAGAAACGTCCTTTGGTGACTTCATCACCTAGCATGCATTCCAAATCTGAATATATTGTTCGTGTACTTAGTAGAGAAGCCGATCTTAAACTCACTATTGGTTTAATCAATAAGAGTATTATGAAATCTTCAGAGTCAAAAATTATTACCGAATCAGGTACATTTGAAATGGATGACGGAGAGGTAGACTCGAAGTTAATCGACGTTCATGACAATTTAACAGATGTGACAGGAGCTCCTACAAATTACGAAAGTAGTGGTGTTTCTTATATGTTAGATCAAGGTGCAAAAAACATTCTTTCAATGAATGATGTTTTTAAACGCCCTATTGAACTTACAACCTTTCAAACTCCTGTTGGAGGTAGTATATCAGTTAAATTGAAAGTATGGGATCTTGCTTCGCTTAATGCGTTTTTTAGATCAAAGACGAGAAATTTTGCTTATTTTAAAGGAAAATTGATGATCAAGGTAGTAGTATCAGGATCACCTTTTCATTATGGTAGGCTTATGCTCTCTTATCAACCATATCCTCTACGTAATGCTACTTTAGTAGCACACGAGGCATCCATAGCTGCTAATACTGCTTGGCGACCTATGTTGCTTAATTATTTGTCACAATCTCGTGAATCAGTGGCCATGTCTGTTACAGACAATGAACCTACTATTCTTGAGATTCCCATGATTACTCCTAAAGCAATGTTCAGGTTGCATAATACAGC